GTTTGAACCTACTTTAACTGCTACTGTTAAATTTTCTTCATTTGACTCGTCACCGCCTGAAGCAGTTGTGCCAAAATATCTCTTGTTTAATGGACGTCCCATAATGTTCTCCTTTGTTTTTACATTTGCCGTTCTAGGGTCTACGCGGTGGATTTCCGCATAAGTCCTCATTTAAGAGGCACCTATAATTGACATATGTATTTATCAAAAGAGAAAAAAGCCCGACACAGTTAAGTATCGGGCTTTGAGAATAAGCAAAATAGGTAGGACTCGGTTACACCTACAAGCCACGGACCAAATACCATTTCATCTCCGCAGCAACCTGCTTCCGCTCGGTAGAGCGATGTGACACAGCGTATTTCTACTACCACGCCTGGGTACCACCCCTAAACAGCCAAGTTCGACGCTCTGGTAAACGCCTCTTCCTTGCACTATATACATCGACTAGCTAAGTCTTTGTAGCTTATGTTATTAATATAACATCTTACAAATAAAAGTCAACCACTTTTTTACCAAAAATACAGTTTTTTGGCAAGTATATTATTAATTTTGTTGATTTGGTGCTGTTTGATTAGTTGCTTGTAGCACCAAAGGGTATAGTTGCTCATAACACTTCTCCTAGTTAAAGGGTTAAAGTGCGTTCCTTCGCTTTATGCTACTTCCGTCCCGTAGGATGAACGTAAAATATTTAGTCAAAAAAACAGGACCCGAAGGTCCTGTTTTAGTTTGCTTACCTAAGTAAATCTTAGCTGAAGCTTAGAGCGCCAGTAGTTACTTCTACTTTCTCTAAGTAATCTGCTGCGTTACCTAGTGATGACGCTGTGTTAGATAGCTCAACGTAACCATAACGTGTCATAAAGCTGACAGTTGGCTCGAATGTAGCTGGATCTAGTACAACACCACTGCTCATTAACGGAATGTATGGGCAGTAGAATGCTGCTGCGTCTGACTCAGATGAACCTTTATAACCAATAAGTACATCGTCGTCTGCTGCGTAAGTGTTTACGTATACTTTCATTGCATTGTTTAAAGTACCAACCATCTTAGTGTTAGTTGGAGCTTCGAATGCGCCTTCAGTTGTACGTGCGAACGCTGAAGTAGTTGCAGACTGAAGAACAGTTAGCATTGTTGGGCTAACTACACACCAGTTACCTGCGCCACGTCTTGTACGCTGTGCAATTCTGTTGCTTGCTCTGTTGATTAGAACTGCAAGTGCTGCGTGTTCGTCACCAACAAAAGTTGCTGTACCAGATACTGCTGACTGATCGTATGAATCAGTACCTGTACCTGCTAGGCTTGAAAGTGAACCAAGAACCTCTTGATCGATTTCAGCGGTAATTTCTTGAGCTAAAGCAGCCATAATTTCTGCTTCAACATCAATACCATGCTGTGATTGAGCATCTTGAGCTGCTTCAAACGTCCAACGAGCACTCAACTTACGAGTTTTCGCTTCGACAGTTTGTTTCAAGATCTGAATTGACATTCTGTTACCAGCTGCGCCTTCTAAAGATGCAGTTGATGCTGGTGCGTTAGTACCGTCACCTGAATATGCTTCAGCAATCTTGAATGGGCTAAGAGCCTCTTCACCTGCTGTTGCGCCTGCGGCGCCTGTGCCTACAGTGTCGCTATAGCGAACACGTAGAGTGTGGATTTGACCCACTGGTCCTGTCATAGGCTGTACACCAACTAACTCGTTAGCAATAACGGTTGGCATAACACGTCTGATTACAGGTAGGATAACACGATTAAGTGTTGCAACGTTACCGGCAGAAGTAGCACCTGCTGTTGCACTTTCTGACAAATACTTGCGAGTATTTTCTAAAGTAGCAGCCATTACAGATTTCTTGTTTCCATCTAGGCCTTCAAGAAGTGCTGTCTTCGTATCCTGCCAGCGACTTTCTAGTAGTTCTGACATTTTTTTCTCCTTATTTTAATCCTGCGAGACGCTTAATGTCAATTACGTTATGTGCGTCTGCGTTAGTAGTTGTTGTAGCTTCCACGCTACGATTGCCTGTTACTTCTTTTGCCTCTGTTAATGCTGCCTTCTGCTTGGCTGGACCCTTTCCATCGAT